AGGGAATTTACAGTTATAAACCTACCTGCATTTATAACAGTGTTAGCGATTACAGGAACAGTTTGCATTACGGCTTGATTTAAACCACCCAATGCTTTTCCAACACCTATAGATGTTATAAAGTTTGTGAGTTTATTTACTGAGTCCCATGTATCTCTCGGTGCAATTTTCTTTCCTTTTGCCCTTCTGATATAATTGTTAATTCTTCTTGTTATAAGAACTCTGTCGTCAGATTCAGTAAATAATTTTTTAAATCCTTTTGAGTTAACAAAACCATCAACTTGTCTAATAGCACTTGCTGTATTTATATCAACTAATGCGGCTTGAAGTGAATTTGAGTTATTTGTATCAAAATCAAGACTAACATATCTATCATCAGGAATAACTTTTGGTCTTGTTGTTTCCATCAATACTCCAGTCTTATTTTTATCTGTGTAATCAATACTAATAGAGAAAGCTCCATTTCTTTCAATTAAATCTGAATCAAATTGAACTGATTCACCTGATAATTTTTTATACCTATCTGGAGTATAATTTAAATCACTTCCAAGTTGTGTATTATAAACTGACAAGCTTATATCTGATAATTCTTTATAGCTTTTAGCCCATTGATTAATCCACCAATTAACAGCTTCTCTATTACTTTTACTAGCACTAGAATTAATTATATCAATATCACCTTCATTAACATTAAGTTTGTCGAAGATCTCTTGATACATTTCTCCCATTTTCACTTCTTTTGAATCTCCATTTTCAATCAAAGTTTGGATACTTTGCTTAATCATATCAATCCTTCTATTCAACTCAGCTTTCATTTCAGCTTCTGTTCCAATAAGATTTCTATTTAAGAATGCAAGCATACCTCTTTCGTATACATTTTTAGCATCCATAAAACCTTTTGAATTATAAAAATCTTGTTTTGAATAATCGTCAAGTATTTTATTGTGTTGATTATTTGCTTTATTTACACCATTAATTAATTTTGATAGACCTGCCATCTCCATAATTTTTGTAGCATTTCTAACACCATTAAACAGTTTTTCCATTAATAATGGAAGAGAATAAAGTTCGTCACTATAGAATCTACCTATTGTTTTATTCAATAATAATTTAATAGGTCTAGCCTTAATGCCTTTGTTAACTAATTTGTTAACATTTTTAACCCCCTCATAGTTACTAACAACTGCTTCAAGTCCACTTGTTATATTGTTATTTAAGAAGTTATCTATTGCCTCAACAACCTTTATAGCATCCCTTACTGACATATCAGCTATGTCTATATCCATAACTTTTTTCATCAGTTCAATGGCATTGTTATCGATATCCAACTCTTCCCCAGTAAATGGATCAATTTTTGTTCTGATAATCGTTTCAATACTTGGCTTTAATAACTTTAATCTTTCATTTAAAAAATTTCTTATTCCTTTTTCCTTTTCAACTGAATCCATTTTGGTAGTAGGATCATTCAAAGAATTTATCATATCTTGCATTTCTTTCAATGACATATCTTTCGATATAATACCATCAGAAACTAATGAATTATAAACAGCAAGTATCTCGTCTTTGAGAACATTTTCCTGTCTTTCAATCTCATTATTTGTGTATTCAGAAACCTCAGCAATATTTGCAGCTTCCTTCATTACTACATCAAGTCCTTTTACTCGTGATGGTTTAACAGCATTTACAACTTTTTCAGCCATTGCAATATATGCATCGATATCCTCAACCATTGAGGGATCAATTTTTGCAAAATCTTTGGCCATACCAACTACTTCAGCTTGATTGTCAGTTTTTAATGCCTTACGGATTGCTTTTCGTAATTTAAATGCATTGTCAAGTCTTTCTTGGTAGTCAGCTCTGTCAAATACTTTAGAAGAATAATCAATAAATCGCTCAACCAATACTGGGTTGTCTAAGTTAAGATTGCTAATTCTTTTAATTATAACGCCAGCTTGAGCAGCCTTTATTTTGCCAGTCTTAACCATACTACTAATAGCAGTAGCAAGAGCTTTTCTTTTAGCATTTAAATCACCCTTAGCTTCACGAGCAGCTTTTGCCTCTAGTCTAATTTGGTCTTTAAGTGCTGACATCTCATTAACTGAAACCTGTTTTGCTTTAGGTTTACCTAATACCTTAGCAACTGATGGAGCTTTCTTAAGTTTTTCACCAAAGAATAATTTTAATTCTCTCTCAGCATTTTCTCTTTGTGTATCATCAGTAGTCTTATACCATTCTGACTTTCTTAAATCATTTAATGCAGCATCTACACCTTGCTTATGTGGATTACCTCTTTGCTCTACTGATAGCGTATATTTATCTTTTGCTTTTTGAATTGCTTCTTGTTTTTGTATACTAGATTTCTGCTTTTTAATAGATCTTCTTTTCTCAGGTTTATAAGATAATATTTCTTGATATTCATCTTTAATACTTTTTGGTAAATCTGAATTCATTATCATATCAGTTATCTGATCTTGAGTCATTTTGCTTGACTCTTCTTGAATTCTATATAGATCATCATATTTTCCTTCAGAATTTCTTATTTTATAAATCTTATCATATAAATCATTGATTTTTTTACTTTTTGATTCAGGTATAACAGATACAAATCCTTTTTCAGTATTGCTTATATATTTTTCATCAAATGGTTTTACAATTCTACTACCTTCTGTAATTTCAACATCATCAGGTTTGTATTCTTGAACTGTCTGTGCCCTTGTTCTATCTCCCCATTGTGCAACTGTCATACCATAGCCATTCTCATCTGCTATTTTAGTTATATAAGCTAATTGGTCATTAGGTGTAAATGCTAATCCAGGAAATTCCTCATTAAATCTTTTTTCTGCTTCATCTATTAATTTTAATGGATCTGAATTAAAGTCATAAACTTCATCTTTTGGTATTTTTACAATATATCTTGATGGACCAGTAACCATTCTTTCACCATCGGATGGTCTAGTGTAATACATTGCAACACCACCAACTCTTCCGATGGCAGATCCTTCTGTTGAACTTGTTTTTAGGCTAGCTCCAGAACTTCTTTTTATTACATCATAATTTTTTTCACCTATATGGAAAAATACAAAATTACCTTTGTCATCTTCTGTAAGATTAGCATAATTAGAAGAATTTTCTGGAGTAATTTTTTGTTTTTTAACTTTACGAATTCCCATTCCATAAGGTGCAACAACTTGTTGTTGTTGTACTCTAGAAATATCTTCTTGATATTTTGATCTTATATCTTCTGGAAGTATGTCGTAAGAATTTATAATAACATCTGGAACTCCAACTACTTCGCCAATTATATTATTTTCATATGTAGAATGATTTGATTTACCACCTATAGATTCTGGTTTTAAAACCAACATTATATCTCCAATCTCAAAATTATTATCTCTATAAAAATCGTCTCTTAATGAATCATAATCAACAAATGCATTATAAGACTCTAATAATTTTTTTGTTTTAGTTGATTTTTTTTCTTGCTCTGATATAGCTATTAAAAATTGTTTTCTGTCAGAACCATTAAATAAATCATTATAGTTATTATATTTTTCTAATATTGTTTTTATATCTTTTGTAGGATTAGATTCTAAAATTGATGATTTAAATTTATTAAATTCAATAGATTGCTCTATTCTATTTTTAACAAAATTAGAAACAGTCTTATTAAACAATTTAGATTTCTGAGGAGATCCACTTATTATAAATATATAATCACTATCCTTTATTTTATTATCAAGCGTTTTTAAGTTTACTCCTGATGCCCATATAATATTTTTATTTCTATTTTCTGGATCTAATGCAAATGACGGGCCTGCATCTAAATAATGTTTACCATTTATAATATTATCATCAACAAAACCTCTTCCTAATTGATCAGCAACCCAAAACCAAACATTCTGATTTTTATTTGCTATATCTTCTATTAATAATCTTAAATTAATTAAATCTGATTTCTTTACATAAGAGAGATTATATTTATCTTTTACCTCTACTTGTTTTTTAACTTTTTCAGTAGGAATAATTTTAGATTGTATACCTTCAGTAACTATATTTTGTCCAGTACTAATTCCTTTTGTTAAACTGTTTATAAAGTCAACAGCATTTTTAGCATTTGCTGCTGAAGAAAATATAGTTGGTAAACCAAGTTTTTTAGCTAACTTATTAATTAAATTTTTAAATTGTTGGAATTTAGTTGTAGTTAACTCTTGTTGAGCTTCAGCCATAATTCCACCTAGTTCAGCTAAATATTCTTCAGCTTGTTCCGATCCGTCATAATTAGAAGTAAAACTATCTAATCTTTGTTTTAATCCCTTATCTGATATAACTGATTTTAGACCATTAGCTAAATCAATCATTGCTCCTGACTCAATACCTTTAACAGTAAGAGCATGATGCATCGCTTCATGCAACATTGTTACAACATCAGCACCATTCTCTAAATTTATATGAATCTCGCCATCAACATAAGCACCTCTATCACCCTCATTTGATTTTTCACCTATACCTTGATCAAAATCTTGAGTTGTATTATGAATATAAATTTTAACCCCAGGTAATGCTTTCATTGCTAACTTAGCAGCAGTAAAAATTTTCTGAGCTACAGGTGTAGTTTGTTGAGATCTTAATTGTTCAACATTTTCTTCAGTAACTAAATTTTGTTGTGTTACTTCTGATCCTTTTGTTGTGTAAGATTGGTTTCGTTCTTTGGCTTTTTGTATGACATCACGAATGCTTTCCCATCTGCCTTGCTGTACTGCATTTCTTTCAATCTGTTCAAGGATTTCTGACCTTCTGATAGAATCGATGAATTCTGATTGGACTGCTGATTTTGATTCTGAAGTGATTGTTCCGCCATATTCTAAATATTTATCTACAAATGTAGCATATTTTTCGTCAAAATTACTAACTGGATAGTCAAAAATATTAAAAAACATTATTTTATTTCCAGACATAGTAAATCCATCTTGACTAAATCCTGCATCCTCAGCAGCTTTTAATGCTGCTTCTTGATTATCAATACCAATATCAAACCTATCAGCATTATGTTCATTTGTTTGTGGATCAACAGTTCTACCAGCAATTGTTGAATCTTGAACTTCTGGAGCTATCGCACCATAAACAGCAGCAAAATCTACAATGTTATTCCAATCTCCTGTTACGTTTACAACTGTAGATACTTCAGATGTTCCTTCATATCCACCAATTGTATCTTCAATATTGTCAACTTGTATACCAAATCTTTGAGCAGTATCAGACATATCTTTTTTATAGTTCTGATACATTTCAGATTGTCTTATTGACTCAGCCTCTTGAACATTTGTAACCTTGGTATCAAATAAAGGAGCAATATTTATTTGTGCTGTTATTTGCTCTTTTTTACCTTCTTCGGTAGCGACTTTAGGTTCTGCTTGGGGTTCTCCTTGCGCCACTTCTCCGCCAACTGCGGTTTCTGGCTGTACAGGAATTTCACCTGCTGTTTCGACTTGAACGGCATTTTCACTTATTGTTTTTAGTTCATTATTAATCTCATTAATCCTATTTGATATGGGAGTAACAAGAGCAGGGTCTTTCCCTTCCATTTGCTTACGCAAATTTTCTCTTTCGTTTATTAATTTAAAAGATGTATATCTATCATCATTTGATAAATTATCTGGTATTTGTCTTAGGACACCTTCAGATTCTTTAAGAGAATTTAATTCTCTTTGTCCTTGATCTTTCGTTATTTCACCTGATAAAATTCTATCTTTTATATTGAGAACAAATAAATCTTTAATGTCTTTATTGTTTATAGTATTTTCAATATTGCTTAATTGATATTTATCTAACTGCTGCTTTGCAGTTAATGTAGCTTGAGTAATTGATTGCATTCCAGCACCACCCAACAAACCAAGTAACCCAGCTTTGTTTGCTCTTTCAAATACTTCACCAAATGTTTTTGGATTCTCAAAGTATTTCTTTCCTTTTACTTGATTTAATAATTCTTTAGCACCTATTTCAGTTAACTCTTGACCTGCCTCAGTAGAGTATTCTATTAAACCAGCACCAGTAACTTTTAAAACTTTGTTTGCAATCAATCCTTTTAGTTCTTTCTCTACAGCATTATCAATCATCTCTGCTGTAGCATTTTCAGGAAGTCCTTTTAGTGATTTAGAGAAAACGTAATTTACTATTTTATTATTTACTGGAGATTTACTAAACATTTTAGTTAATCCATATTTTTCTAACAATGAAGTAATAGCACCTACAGATCCAGCAAGTAGCATCTTTTCACCTTCAGATACATCTTTAAATTCAGGACCATTCATTTGATCTCTAAAATTTGTGTAAGAAGATGCATACAATCCAAGTGTAGATCCAACAGGACCTCCAGTCATAGCACCTGCTAATGCTGAACCACCAGAGTTAGATAAACCAAAAACAACTTGTTCAAAAGCATTTCTTTTTTCTGATGATAAATATTCTTCACTAAAAGACTCAGGTGCAAATTGAGATGTTATAATTCCCTTTGCAGATCCTCTTGCATATTCATCTCCTTCAACAATAATTCTAGCTGCTTGCTCAAAACCTTGGACAAATGAAAACGCAGTTCCTGATAAAATATTTCCCCTTTCTGATTCAACTATAAAAGCATTACCTGCTATATTTTTTACATCAGATTGCTCATTAGATATGTTTCTGTAGTCGTCTTTAAGTGACTTTATATTGTTATCAATTTCTTCCTTTCTTTTATTTATTTTAGGTAGGTAGTTGACATTATAATCTTCTTCTGTTATTAAACCTTTTTTAAATGACTCATTTACGTCTTGCTCATATTTATTTAATTCAGAAGCTTCTCTTTTTATATCTTCTTTCTTTAAAATAGTTTTAGTTATATTGTCATTTATTCTGTCTATTTCATATTTATCAAAAGAAGCAGCTGATCTATATTTATCTTTTGACATATAGTCAAGCTTTTTCTCTCTTTCTTTATCAAGTTGAGGTAACAACTCATCAAGTTCTTTTTGAAGAAATATTACATTGTATGGATTTGTTTTCTTTTCAGATTCAATTCTATCTCTTAGATCATTTACTTGTTTTTGTTTTTTGATGTACTCATCATTAACTATATTTACTTCTAAGAAACCCTTAAGTAATTTTGCTTCTTCGTTATCTCTATCAGTTGTCCAGTTGTCAAGATTAATAAATTTACTTTCGCCAGTTACATTATTTTTAATCTTTATACCATCATAACCTCTTCCAGCAGGTTCTATTTCAAGGTATTCGTATTTCTTTAACTTACCTTGTAATTTTGATATTACCTCATCTTCGTTTGAACCTACTAAGTCAGTAGTAACAGTATTTAATATATCGTTGAGATCATTTTCTTTTTTAACTTTCTCAACGTCCTCTTGATATTTACCACTTTTAACATATTCAAAGTGAGCTTTTTCAAATTCAGCTTTTCCTTTATCATCAGAAATATCAAATAACTTACCATCAGCAATAGCTGGTTTAAATTGTTTTAATTCTGGAGCTTTTTTAGCTATTTCTTTTTGCCTTAACTCTTCTTCTTTTTTTACTTTTTCTGGAGTTATATTATAAGCTTTTTCAATTTGTTTTTGATTAGCTAATTCATAATTTGGTTGTACTGGATTGCCGTTAATATCAGCAATCATCTTTGCATTTTTATTTAGGTAGTCATATCTATACTTGACATTTCCAGATTTTATTTCTTTATAATCGCCAGCACCTGTTACATCTTTATACCAAACACCTGAAACTTTTTTATAGTTTTGATTATTTTCTGGATTTGAATAAATACCATCATCTGGAGATGAATATTCCGAACGCTTCTTTCGAACCATTTCTTGTGTAACCGATGAAACAGCTCCATTTTTTGGTGTTGATTGTGAAACCTCTTTTTTTTTTACTAAACCTAATCGATTTACAAAAACATTATAATCTTTAGGAGCATCAAAACCATTATTCAATAAATATGAGTGATATTTTTTAGCGTTATTCTCATCGCTCAAAGCGTTAGCAAATGCATCATAATTTGGTGCAACATCAGCATTATTTGCTTTTAAATAATCGTAATACTTCTTTAAATTATCGTTAGGCATGTTTATATATTTTTAATTACCACTGAATACCAGAGCTTCCTTTATTACTACCACTTGATTGACTTGATCTAGCCATTTTCCTAGCTTCTTCCCAATTTAAAGATGCTTTTGCTGGCTCTACATTATATACAAACTGAGATAAATCTTTTGGTGTCTTAGCAAAAAAGACAACATCTCTACCCTTAGAAACTTCAATTCCTCCATTCTTAGGTGTATATGTATAACCTTGTTTTAAACCACCAAAATCAGGTCCACTAGATGATTTTACCCAACTACCACTTGATATTGTTGCATCAGGATCAGCACCCCAAGCTCTTAATGTGGCTTTATATCCAGCTATCATAGCTGCATTTTCTTGGCTTTTATCTTCACTTTTTCGGCCTCCGCCTCCGCCTCCACCTCCGCCTCCTCTATCAGGCTCATCTAGTTCAACCTTTCTTTCTAGTCTTGAGTCAATAGCGTCCAATACAGTTTGCTTTGCATCTTCAATTTGTTTATTTGTCAAATTTGGCTGATAAACACCTTGATCATCTTGAGCAAGCAATATAAACTTTTCTTTCTCAGATTCAATAAATTTATCTAAAGCATAACCATCTAAAGCAGGTTTTCCAAGTTGTTTGTTAAGTTCATTTTCTTTAGATACTCTGTCTTGAAGTTTTGAATTTAAATCATCATTACTGTAATAGAAATCGTAATTTCCGTCAGTATTGTCTTTTAGAATGCTCGTTGTAGCTCTAGGATTACTTAATATACCATTAGCCAAATCAAGTCTTGCTCTTTGTATAGCAGGATTTTGCAATGCGTCTGTTATAGTCTTATTACCTAATTCAATAGTCCAATCTTCCCAACCTTTTGTTTTCTCGTCGACAATAGTTGATAAATCAACTTTATTATCAATCATATTTCCTGGTTGAGATATAGACCTTAAATCCATTATGCTTGAAGGATTAAATAAACCATCTTGGCCTAGTTGACCAATAATAAAGTTACCATTATTAGGATCTACTTGAGTTGCTTTATTTCTTAAATCTCCTAACTGAGAGAGTCTATTGTTCAGTTCTAACTCAAGACCTGATCCTATACCTTCCTGTTGTCTTTTTAATGCTTCTTGCATTTGTTGGTCATAACTTTTTGCAGTATTAGCAAATGTAGACCAGCTATCCATCAAGTTGTTTATTCTATTTTTATATTCAAGAGGTGTAATTTGACCAGCTTTCAATAAACGATTCCACTCCATCATTGATTCTCTACCTTGATTTGATCCAGATAGAATCAATTGATTTAATGTCTGACTTTTACCTAGTTCTGTATTTTGTAATATCTTACTATTATCATATTGCAATTTATCAAGTAGTTGTTTTTCAGCTTCTCTTGCAGCACCTATACCTTGTATAGTAGTAACTAACCCACCAGTAAGCTTCGCCCAATCTATTGGATTACTTGCTGGTATAAATCCTGTATATTCGTTGTATCTGTTTGACATTTTTATTTATTTTATTCAGGAAGACCAGTCCACATATTATAATTCTGTGTAGTAGGTTGACCTTGATAAGCCATAACACCACTACCAGGTTGTCCTGGTTTAGGTTTATCACCTACATTAAAATTAGTAGTGCTACCTGATTTCTTGTATAAGTTTAATGCGCCTGCTCCACTAGTTAATGCACTTCCTGCCGAACTAAACATACCTTCAATTGCAGCATTCTTTCTTTCTTCAGCAGCTTGTCTTTCATTTTGAGCACTTTGCATTTCATTTAATCCAATCATAAGATTACGTTCTTGCTGTCTAGCTTGAATACCTTGCTCTGCCTCAGCTTGTGCCATATCTCTTTGATACTGTGCTTGACCTGCCTGAGCAGCTAAATTTAAAGCTTGTTCGTTTCCAGCTTGAAGTACATTTCCTACTCCACCAATAACACCCTCAGCACCTGCACCCTGCAATGATTGCATTGCTTGTGTTGTTGCTTGAGCTTGTGATTGTTGCGCCAATTCAAATCCTAAGGTAGGGACTTGAACTTGCTTGAATGCATTAAACTCCTTGATGTTTTTTAATTCACCTGCCGCTTTAGCTGCCGCCTGTGATGCCGTTTTCATATCTTTATTGGCTTTGATAGCTTGAGCTGCACTCAAACCTAAACCACCTAAAGCTACTATCGTTCCTGTTACTGCTGCCATGTTATAATATTTTAACCATTTCTTGACAATTGCTATCTCCTTTAATAAAGCCACAATTGCTATATCTGTCAATTAGACTTTTACTCTTTAGTGATGTATAAATATATTTAAAATCACCTGCATCTTTAACTAATTCAATCAATACATTTATAAGAAATTCAAGAGCCTCATGCCTATCATTTTCTTTGTATTGAAAGTTAGATACTATAAATTCAATCCATGCTGCCTTTGAGTTCGTAAAGTAAACAAATCCAGCACATATCTCAACACCATCCTTAGACACCATCACCCCACCTGTACCATTCTCTGGTAACATATCAGCAGGAGGAGGAGTCCATCTCCAATCTCTCCACCACGATGACAATGTCTCATAGTCATTGCCATTCAATAGTCGAACTTCCATACACAAATTTACAGAAAACTTTTGAATACTGAAGAGCCTATAGCAAACAATTTTACTTCTTCAGTTAAATCATTAGATAAATACACATTCATATAGTATCCACGAGAACCAAATGATTCAGCTTGGCTATTTTTTACAGATATCAAGAAGTCAGTTATTAGTGGTATACTTCCAACACTTGTATCTACAATTATCATATTTGATGATATTCCTACAATTGTGCCTACCAAAATTAAGTTGCTTCCTGAATTTTTGTATAACTTATCTCCAATACTAATGCTTGAGTCAACATTAAAAGAAAAGTTCAATTCAACAGCCGTTGGATCAGTTATGTCAATGCTATTTGCAGATCCTACCCCTTGAGTAGATAAGGCTTTAACATCAATAGTGTTGTCAAATCTTCTTATATAAGCAAACCATTGATTTTCTTTTTCTACAAAGTAAGTGTAGTCAATTGAACCTGCAGATATATTGGTATATATGTCAGCAGTCCAAGTGTGAGTGCTGTTTAACGATAACGTATTAAATACCTTTACCTCTAAAGGTTGCTCATTAAATATCGTCCTTATTTTAGAACCATACTGCTGACCATAGAAATTGTTTCTAGTTGTGTTCACGTTATGCTTCCAGAGCTCACCTTCTTTAAAAGTATAAAATGTGCTATTCATTTCAGTCATCCAGTCAGGCTGATAAGACCAAAATGAATTCCATCCTTCAGATACTTTTGAATATGTTACCGTTCTTTTTGGTTCACATTCTTCAGTACTAAATCCAGAGAAGTAAGTTGTATCAGACTCATTATCCCAATTTCCTATTGGACAATCTTCATCTTCAGCTAGCACCCATAAAAGTGACTCACCTAAAAATAAACACCACTTTATACCATCCCATGAAATAGTGAAAGATTGTTCTGATACAAGAGAAACCTCAAACGCTTCAAATATGCTACCCTCTTCAATTGTGTAAGTACCGAAAGGGCAGGGGGTGTCAATAGGTATGAATGCTTCTACATCATTCTCGTATGAAAAAACCCAATTATTATAAAATTCATTTATAAGAGGATATATTTGAACTCCAGTTTCATTTATATTAAAATCATAATAAGGTTTATTTGTTTCAGGGTCAACACCACTACTCTCAACCTCCACCGTAACAGGCTCTTCACCAATTAATTGATATGTAATACTAATAGTATCGCAACCTGAACTTTGCGCAGGAATACTAAACTCATAGTAGTTCTTACTATTTATAATACCATTAGAAATAACCTCTGTAGATACAGGCTCACCACCAATTGGAATATAGTTTATTTTTATGCAATCACACATAGTACAAAGATATTAATTATTCTTCTTCTTCTGGAGGAGGTGGCAACTCAGTTCCGTATTGAATTAATGTAAATGTTTCTGTTGACCCATCACAATACTGAACAACAAAATCTACATTTCTTAAAGATTCAGAGTCATTACTATCTATATATGCATATATGTCTTGATCACCATAACCTGAGTCAATCAATATATCTACCCATGAAGTTCCATAACCTGAATCTTCTAGACTAATAGTCCAGTATGTATTAGACATTATACTGAACATAAAATATGAATTTCCATCTGTGTTCCAAGATAAATATCTTTGATCTTGACTAATTGAAAGTTCACAAAGACCCTGTCTAACATCAGTAAATGATAGAACATATGTATCATTATACGGATCATACATACCTAACTTTTGAGTATTAGGGCTATCTTTTAATTCATCCCTAAAGTAGTTACGCATACCATTTGCTGATATCTCAATAACTTGATCGCCCAACATCTGAAGGACAGCACCTCGTCTTGAGTCAGTAAAAAACACCATGTTTGAAAACTTCGCAAAGCTCTCTGGGTTATTACTGATACCATACTCAGATGGATGAACAATTTGATTACCTAACACCTCAGGTACAGATGCCACTTGACCACCACCAACAGCATCAACTAATAAGTTCTTTCCATAAAGAACTGACGTTATTTTGTCCTGCTGTAATACCATTAGGTTGGTATCTTGTGCATACAATTTCTGTATCGGTCCGTACTGCTTATCTAAATTCTTGAAGTTTGCCTGTGATAAATTAAATGAGTTTAATCGATTGGTTGATGTGTCTCCCTTATATATACCACTATAGCAAAGTGATGCCATTTTTTCTTCCTGCTTATAGTCCTCAATAACGCTTGTTGCTCTAGGACTATACTTCATTGTAGGTCTTAAGTAGTTGTCGTAAATTCTATATGACTCAACACCATTACCAAAAGCAAATGCGTTGAAGTCTGAGTTGTCAGATGTTACGTTGTTTAACTGTAAAATTAATGGAGCTCCAATTCCTATATTTTGATTTTGTTCTTGTATATTATAGTAAACATTTCCAGGTATTACTTGTCCAGATAAAACTGATGATACATCTACATCAATTATTATTGCATAATCATTTATAATATGAAGTATGTTATAATATCCATTAAGAGGGCCATATATAGGAGGTATGGTATCTGTAGTTCTAAGATATATTATTTCACCAACATTAAAAGAATGCATCATATCAGTATCTTCTATAACTGTTGTTGATTCAGGTCCTAGTACTATATAATTATCGAATTCAGCAGGTACGTCAGGCCAAATAGCTCCATATGTAAAATCAGCATAATACCAAGATACCATGTGATTACCATTCTCAATTCTATATGTCTTACGCATTTCGTAGAACACATCAACATCTGATTCTAATGGCACTGTCTCAGCAGAAAGTTGAACTGTTGGTGTTTGAGTTATATCTAATGTCGCTACAATTTCATTTCTATTACATATATAGTTATCTCCGACACCTCTTATTAACATACATAGTGTACCATTTATATCCTCTTCTATATAATTAGTTTGATCACTTAAAGAAGGATCTGTAGAATATTGAGGAGTTGAAGTTGATGACCTTCTAAATATTATATTGTTTGCAGATGTTACTAAACTATCACTAAAATCTTTATATTTAAATGATTGATATGCACCTGATCTCCAAAACCACTCTTCTAAATTCTTATAATAATTATCAGATGTCCATGTATTATTTTGATTCCTAACAGGTGCAGATGGATCTGTAGGAGCATAATCTCTTACTATATTTATATTTATGACTGCTCCAGGATATATTGGTCCATTATAAGCTAATATAGCATGACCTCCATACTCATCTGGAGATATATTTCCCATGTCATTATCTGAAGGAATTCCACTATATGAATATATACCATCTATTACTGTTGATGAGAATATATAAGGAGGTGTAATAGGAACAGGATTATAAATACCATTACATCTTACATTAAATATGTATAAGTCACCTATATTATAATTACCATCATCAAAATATAATTCAAAATCTGGTGGATCTCCATAAGTAGGCGTAAGTGCTATTGATAAAAAATAAGAAGAACTCGAAGGTGGTATTGATATTGATGATCCCCATCCAGTATCAGAATCTGGAGCAGTAGATACTTGAAATTCTGTTTCTGAAACTATTTTTATTGATATTCTATAATCCTTACTTAATTCTCCACCTGCATAAGCATATTGTATATTTATATCAGGAGCACCGTTTTGATATGGATATATTAATGTATTATCACCATTATTAGCATAATACGAATATTCAAATGTTACATCTGATGATCTATCTACTACAGGGCTAACAGTTTGATCTCCAAGACAAGTTGGATTTGCATTATTTTTAGGACCTCTACCTTGTCCTGTTGCATTTGTTGGTGTAGATTGAGGTTCATCTAAAAATACATCTACTGGATCAGCTTTAATTTTAAAATATAATCCCTCAGTAGTAAATGGACTTGTTGCTGTTTTATACTCAAGCTCAAGAACTTTAAATTGTTTGTTTGAATGAGTAGCTATACCATCAGCAGTTTTAAATATAATATATCCACCAACAGTAATTTTATCTCTATCAGATTCATTAATTAAAAAATATCTAAATACACCATCAACTACAAATGTCCTTGGGAATATATTATAATAATCACCTTGTGCCTGTTTAATAACAAATCTATAATTTGTAGCCCAAAAAGGAGGATCATTATTAAGTGTTACTTTAATAGAGTTTGCTGTATCAGAATTTAATGAAGGTATATATAGTGTGTTAGTTTTGCTAGTTAAAGCAGTAGTCATTCGACCATATTCATCCAAATATACAATACCAATCTCATAGTCACGATCACTTCTAAATGTTTTTTTAGGTTCAGTAGTTATAGCTTCAGGATAAAGTGATAATCCATAGTTAGGAACAATTTTTATACCTTCAGCATTGACAATATCTCTAAATTGAACATAGTTACCATAAACCAATCTGTTTCCAATTATCTCTTGTGCTTTTGCAGTTAATGGTACATTGTCAAATAGTCTTGTTACTTCACTTGATTCAATAGGTGTATATATTTTATTAGCTGAAAATGTTATAGTATATTTTGAGTCATCTAATAACGATAAATCATCTTTATTGTAATTGTCAATTATATAAACATTTAATCTATAAGTATCAAAGTAAAGAACCTGAATTTGTTCAACAAACTCATTACCAGTGTCAAATGTTACATCTACTTCATTATACTTATTTAGCATTCCTTTATTGTCACCTGTATTGTAGTCATATGCGAATCCACTTGCATGGAAAGCAACAGATGAAAATGGAGATAGTGAGCTATATTGATTGTCTTTATACTTAAATCGATATGAAAAGTATATAAATTTATCTTGAATATTATTTGATGTTTCAATATTAGTATTAAAAGACAAATCAATCTTAGGGCTATACAATGGTGGTCTAAGAATTACATTTATATCCTCAACGATTCTAGGGTCGTCAGTCGTATAACTTTTAGATCTTGCTATATTTATTCTTCTAGGTGGATTTAATCCATCTGTCCAATATAAGAATGGACCTTCACCTTTAGACGCAGGTATAAAATTAATTCCAGTTACAGGATAGTTTTTATTAAAATTTAATACACTTCCTGGATTTGTACATAGCAAAACAATACTAGTAAAATTGAATACCTCACTATACTCAAATATCGCGTCAAATGTATCACTAGTAACCAACCAATAGATAAGGTTATCAGCCTCATAAGTTACAGCTCCAATTGTCTTAGAATTTGAGCCAGAATAAGTAACTCCTTGAGCTTCAACTAATGTCTGAATATTAGAAACTAGTGCATTACCAAGTGAATTTGATACAGCACCAATGTTAGATCCTGATGCAGTATCTATAGTTACGTTAATTGCATCAATATATTCACCATCAGGAATAAGGCGTTCATCAAGATCCTTATTCATTTTACCTTTAATAAAGGTCTTATTTAATTCAACTGCCATTATTTTATAATTTTATCTCTGCCTCTTAATGACATCAATAGTCTTGCTGGATGTAAATTACTCAATCTTATTTTGGTATTTCGCAAAGATGCTGTCTTAGCCTTTTGAACTCTATTAACAATGTATTCTTGAACTCCTGTTTTATTGCTAAGAACAGCCCACTTTAAATAATTGTAAATATATTCTTCTGCTAGCTTGTTGATTGTGATAAGAGAATCATCACCATTTTCCATACCATCTGAAATATACTCAAGCACAATATAACCATCCTCAACACCAGTTGAAAAGTCAATAACACCAGCAGCTTTATTAATTGTAAACTTTGGATTTCTATTTGCAGCGTCAGTCTCTAGACCATATCTTCCACCTATACCATAACCAAAATACCAGTCACCATTATATGCCCAACCATAAGAACCATTATAAGGTCCAGGTCCTACATATAATTGTTTGTCTTGTCTCATTATGTCAAGCTTAGATGTGCCTGTAACAACCTCGCCATTTAAATCGAAAATTATATCAAGATTATTGTCTTGTAAATATGCTGTTGCTGATAGAACTGTTCTGTTTTCTGTTAGCTGAAATAGAACTCCATTTCTAAGTAAAGATATTCTAACATAGTTAACATAGTCTGGAGGCAACACCATTTTTAGTTGACTACCTAACTGCAATTCAAGAACCTTAATATTTCTTAATGCGTCATAGTTCAACTCCTGTATAGCTCTCTTTGCATGAAACAACACAGTATATCGCTCAACATTATTAACTAATTTATCGTTACCAACATACATTAGCATAAAATTATTCACAATGTCAGCTAAACTAACATATTGGTAAGAACCCCAATTTACATCTTCAGGCACTACACCATTGTTAGTATAATATTGATAGTTAGTAATATATGCCATTTGTTATTGTTTTTGTTGTATTTCTTGTAACTCCTCAGCTTTTGCAGCAGCCATAACCTCTTGCTCTCTAATTGATACACCAGCATATTGTAATATCTTGACAACTAAGTCAGAGAAGTCACTCATAGGCATCTCAAAGTCTTGATAGTCTAAAGCTGATGGATTGAATAATGGATCACCTCCAACAGATGTGTATGTCCATTTAGGTTCTTTTGGATACCTAATATAATGTGCTGACACATTATTAATTATTGTATCTGGATAAACAGTGAAGTTTGAAACTGATGTAGTTGTATTGTCATAATTATCAGCCATAGTATAAATAGGATACGCTACACTAGGAGCTGTTAAATTTGAAGCCAATAGATATAAAGCTTTTTGATGGCTTGTTTTCTCTATTTCCTTTGTTCCATTTAAAACTAACTTCTGAATAAAATAACTATCGCTCGGTGCTTCAAAGTAAGGAGCGGTGTAAGTCAATTGGTCTATTTTATAAAAAGTATCTATAACTTCAGAAAGCTTTTTAGGAACATCAGCATAGCCTTCTCCATGCATTCTTTGATTCTGCTTTATAATTGCATTGCTATATAGATAGATATATCTCTCAAACACTTCAAGTTGTGCTTGCTTAGCGTAAAGGTTAAACTCAAATGGAGTTACATATCCTCGATTGTCTTTAGCTAATATAGATAGAACTGTATTTCTAACTTCATTTATCATCGAAATGTCTTTTTACAAAGATAAATAAAAAAAGGCACTTAATAAAAGTGCCTCTTCCTTTCTAGTTTGATAGCTTATTAATTCAAAGCTACACTTGCAATAGTAATACCAGTAGGTAATACAGGAATAATAAATGAATCAGGATTACTTGATGCTCTGTTAGCTAATTCAATAGCATCATAAATAGCATCTCTAAATGCAGCTTGTTCAGCAGCTGTTGCAGTTGCAGATGATGTGATACGAACAGTATCAGAACCAGCAGTAGCACCACCAGCACCATATAAAACATCTACTAACGTAGGATTTGCCAACGTAGTTGCAACAAACTGAATACTAGAAGCATTAAGAATTGTAACATTAGATCCAGCAGTTAATTTTAAGAATTTTTCCATTTTTAAAACGTTTTAAAAGTTAATAACGATGCAAATATACTAATTATTTGATAACTTATCGTCCAAGAACTGATACAGCTCAATACCTTCATCTGAATGTAAATATGAAGCTAAAACAGATGTTGCATTGTCACCAAATGGAATAGTTAACAATTTCTTTTTATTTTCTTTCAAATTGAAATACAAGTCCTTTCCATTATTTTTTAATACCAAATAACCATCAGATAAAGCTCTAGCTGCTATGTTGTTTATTTTTAATGATGGGTCATTTACAGCTTCCAAGAAATCTTGTGGATATCTCTTAGCATAAATCATCATGTCTCTTTTAATTTCAGAACTACTCATTTTATCAACTTGTCCACCAACTAAAATACGAGCAACAGCTTCTAATGTATTAAAGTCATTTGCAGCCAAATCTCTAGCGGCCAACTGTGCATCAAGTTCTGAATACATTGATTCAATATCTTCTTCAGCATCTTTTTCATTGTCAAATTCAATAAATTCATTTCCATTACCAGGGTGGTAATGTAAGAATTGTTGTAATACTGGGTTTGTTCTATGAACTGTTAAAACACCATCTTCAAATACAATTGGTTCAACAATTACATTTTGATCTTGTTCTTCCTGAAAAGGACTATTTGAGTTTCTAGCGTAACGAAGTGGATGATTTGTATTTGTCTCTTCACAAAAATAAAGTAGACGTTTTCTAGGAGTATCCTTTGAAGCTATATAATAAGCTAAAGGAGATTCATTGTTTTTCAGAATATAAGTTCTGTCTTTTGGTTCGAGATTAACTCTCTTAATTGCTAATTTTTCCATTTTATATAATTTAAATTTTTAAAATAGAGAGGGCCAATAAAGACCCTCTCTGTATTTATTCTTATCCTTTGAAGATAAAGAAGTTGTTTGCACCAAGTGTACAAAGCGCTCTTTCAGTCAAGAAGTTAACCTCCATTGCATCAAGATCGCTAGTTGCAGCACCACCAGCAGAACCAGTCATCCAAGTTTTGTAACGTCTGTTTTCAGCTTCAGAAGCTCGGTAACGAACGTGTAAGAATGGACGTTTTGCGTTTTTACCAAGAACTTGGTCATAAACTGTAGTTGTACCAGCAGGAACTAAAACTCCGTTTACAGCTCCACCAACTAGACCACCACGAAGAGTAGCATCGTTAAGATATTTCCAGTCAGTTTTATAGAACTCATAACCTCTACGGAATCCTGTGAATCCAAGATTCAAAGCCATTTGCTCGCTGTTATCAAACAATCCGTAAGATGTTCCACCAACTCCGTAAGAGTTTTGAGCAGCCAACATATCATCGATATCAAAAGAGAATTGACGATTCAAGAACAATGCATTCTCAGCGATAGCACCTTGCTTGTCAAGACGTTGTACGATAGTATCAAAGTCAGCCAAAGCAGATGGATTACCACCAGCCCATACATTTCCTCTTGTCTCAATGGAGTTAAATAAACCTTGAGTACCTTTGTTACCCAAATCACCAGTTGTTAAAGCAGCAGCTCCAGATCCAGAACCAGCAGGAACACCTTCTACCATAGCCATTTCCATATAGTCCTCAAAACGTAGACGAGTCTCATGCTCTGATTTCAAATACCACAAATAACCTGTAGCACCATTTTCAGTAGTTACTTCAACCCATCCAATTTGAGCCATATCAGATCCTGATACAACATATTTATCTTTGATGATAATAGGAGATACTTCGAAGATGCTATCTTCAGCTTCCAAAGAACCACTCATTCCATTTGATCCTTTTTTAAATTCAGAACCATAAACGAATGCGATAATATCAGAAGTTGTATGAGTAAATCCAGGAGAATCAGTAGAAGCAGTGTAAAATGCAACAGTAAATTGATCAGAAGCAGGTAGTGCAGTAATAATACCTTTTTGTAATTTATTAGCACTAGCAGATGATAAAATAACTGTTTGACCAACTCTAAATACACATGTTCCTGTTCCAATGTCAAATGTTTGAACACCAGAAGAAACTGCTCCTGTAGTTGATACTCCAGTATACTTAGTATGCAAACGACCTTGCTCTGCCCACTTAATCAAGTCAGAGTTAGAAGGAAGTTCAGCACCAACCATACGCAAGAAAGATGCGATTGATCGGTTACCATAACGCTCAAATTCTTTTTCATAAGTATCAGGAAGATACTGAGTCAAGAAATTGAAGTTAGTGATGTAGTTTGTAGGCAACGCTGCCTTAATCGAGCTCGGTGTAAGATTTACAGGAGGACTCGCTTGTAATGTACCAGCCATTTTTTCTAATTTTTGTTTTTGTTTCTAATTACTAATCTGTTGCCACGATCATCATCTATAGCTGTAACTTTGAAACCTGGAGCTGGTGTAACTTGTGTAGCTTGTCGAGTCATATCAATATTTTTTGACTCTTTAGCCACATTGTCAACCGCATCTGCCATTCCTTTCTCATAAAAGAACTTGGCAAACTTCTCTGGGTTCGAAGCCACTGCAATAGCACGATGGAAAGATTCAGCGTCCTTAAGATAACCTTCATCATTCAAAAACTTTGATACAAAGTTCTGAAGATTAGATTGCTCTTTTAGTAGGTCAGGTGCTTCAGATGGTTTATAAACTAATTTCTTATTCTCATCCAAACTAAATCCGAAACCTTCGAACTTTTCAGAGAATAACTCAGAAGTTTTGTCAGCGAAATACTTTGACCTTTTTGCTTGCTCCTCCTCCGCTTGAGTCGTAGCTTGTTTATAACTCTTGTAAGCTTCGTAAGTTTCTTTTTCTTCTTGCGGAACAAAAGATTCTCTTGACTCAAGAGGAACTTTATACTGTTCTTTTAATCCGTTAAAGTACTCCTTAGCTTTAGTGAGTTCTTTTTTCTTAGCCAACTGCTTTTTCTTAATCTCTTTCTCGTCATCAAAGTCTGGATCATATCCAAACTGAGTGTCAAGATCGAATTTAATATCATCAATATCAAGATCTTTGTCTTTGTTCTTGCGATATTCAAATAGCAATTGGTCTTGATCCATAGAATCATAGTCTTTATTTAATTGAATAAAGTCCTCGATACCACGACCAGTTTCTTTTTTATACTTCAAATAGGTAGCAACCTCTGGATCTAAATCATCATTGCTTGATCTTTGTTCAAACAACTCGTCAAGATTGCTAATCTCTTTGTTATATCTTTTTCCAATATATGAAAGAACTTTGTTGTCGTCTATCTCAATCTCTTGAGTTTCAACTGGTTTATCAGCAACTGTATTTACTGATTCACTAATATCAACTTTATCAACAGGTGGCTCATCTTGAACTTGTCCTGTTTCTTCAGCATGTTTGTCCAACAATTGCTGTTCTATCTCTGCAACTGACTTCTCCTCGAACTCAACTGCTCTTACTTTAAATTCTCCTTCCATTTTATTAAATTTATTTTTTTACAAATATAATAATTATATTTTATTACGTATAAACTGCTAATAATGGCTAATATATTATGCAAAAGCATATAATTTTAGGCAATATAGCTAATATATTATGCATGAGCCAAAATAAAGATTTTTTTGATGTTTTGGCTGTTTCTCAGTTGCCAAATCTGGAAAAATTCATGCAATTTGGCAAGTAAATAATCGGTAAAAATCCGATTAATCTAGGTCTACGTTGTCATAAAACATAGCATCTGAATCTTCAGTATGCCACTTATCAAACCCTTCGCAGTTAAACCAAGCGTTATTAACCAAGTAGTCAGGCTTAGATGGAAACTCTTTTGTAACAAATGAAGGCTCATACCAACGTACTCTATTGTTTGGCTGTAAGGCTATCTGACCGTTATCAAGTAATATTATATGATGTGACTTGTGCTCTAGTGGATCTTCAGCCAATGTAATATCAGTATTTATATCGTTAGACCCCCAATTTATTGTAGCGTAATAAGTTCCTTTGTGCCACTGCCTATCTTTCATATATACATCAACATTTGTATCATACACATAAGAAAGTTGTGTCAATGTAAAACGATAGCTAAAACAGTTCCATATCTGTAAGTAATGGAAAGGTAGATCGGGATTTGGTAACTCTGGTTCAGTTAGTAACGCATGGCTAGGTAACTTATCTCTCATAACACCATTCTCAAGTAAAACTTGAAATAATGCAGCTTGACCTGGCATACATCTTACCGATATAATTACGCCTTCTGTAAATTCACCATACCCTTTTTTAAATTGATACATGTACTCATTTCTAACGAATACCTTCAAAGGAAAAAAATTATGTTCTATATATGCCACTATTTAGGACTAAATGATTCTAAATCGAAGCCATCCAAAGAATCTTCACTCGATTCGAAGTTCAATGGTGGTAAGTTATTCTTTCTTTGATTAATTAATTCAGATTGTCTTGTTGCTTGAAGATCAACTCGTTTATCTTTAGCTTCTTCTTTTTTCTCTTCTCGCTTCATTAAGTTATCAGTCTCAATACCCTTTAACTGCATATTGTATTGGAATTCTTGATCCATTAATTGAGCTTTAATAGCTGCTTCAGCTTGCATTTGTTGAACAGCAAAATTCATCTCAGCCTCTCTCAACTGAATCTTAGATTGAGCTTCAAGCTGAATCAATTGAGCTTTAGATTCAGCAGCAGCTTGTTGAGATTGAATGTTACTTTGCATTTGCATTTGGAACTGCATTTCTTGTTCTTTCTGCTTCTGCTCCATTCTCTTTCTTCTCTTCAACTTTAATAACTCGTTTGCTAACTTAATATTGTTAATCATTCTAATATCAATAGCATCCTCTAAGTCGATTGTCTGTTGTTGTAATGAAACTTGAATATTTGCCTCAAGCATTTGTTTTTGTTCTTCATCTGGAGCTAACTCGATAAAGATACCAAAGTCATGCAAATAAAGATCCTTTATGTCATTAAGTATCGCAACATTATATTTACCAATCTGCATTGCAAACTCTTCAGCAAAGTCAGAGTACTCTAATATATCAGCAATTCTTATTGATAAACATTCAGCTAGTTTCTTTGTTATATTTAAACCACCTTCTAATATATGTCTAGTAGCTGTATTTGAATTCAATGCAGCTAGCTTCTGAACTCCAACCAAAGCGTCAGGACTAGGTGTAGACCCATCCCTTACCTCATTAATACCAGTCACATCACGTATCATATTTAGATAGTGATTATAGTTACCTATCAATGCAGCCATTTTTGATTGACCACTATTTGAATTCAACTCTTGGATAGGAACTCTAGCATTATTAAACTCACCATCTTGCGTGTAACTTCTACCAATAACACTACCAGTCTGAAAATATAGTTTTAAAGCGTCCTCTGGATTGTATGCTGCTCCAGTTCCTAGGTCAACTTCATTGATACCATCAGCGTCAATAAACACCCCATCAGGAACTACCCTGTTCATTACTTGCTGTAACTTTAAGTGAGTCAATTGTATCTGATCAGCAAAAGGAATCATGCGTCTTACTAATGACTCAGTATTTCCTTTATACATTCTAGGCGCAAACATTACATAGTTAGGAAGTGCTCTTTGTGTAGCTGACTTAGGTCTAACCATGTTCTTCATCATGTCCCACTTCAACATAATATTAGACCCACCTACCAATATACCTTCATACCATACATCACGAACTGTCTCAACTTTTTCAAACATCATTCCTTCCTCAACAGGAGGATTGAATGTATCATTCTTTCTGATAACTCGCTCACCACCATTCTCAAGAATTTTCTTCTTCCAAACAAATCTTTTAGTGGTTTTATAGTTTAAATAAAGTAATGTTACAACCTCATTTAAGAATGCATCATCTTGATAGTTTCTAATAATAGGAAAGTAGTCATACCAAGCAGATGAAGCATTACGTATTTCTTTTAATTGATCGTCAGTTAAGTTTGGATTAATTTTTAAAAGTTCAGTATAATGAACTTGCTTAACCTCACCAAAGTAATAGCAATCTGAAAAGTCATTCAATTCAGTGTAGCTATGAATGAAGTTTGCAGGATCTACATAATCAACTTTTAATCCATCGTTAACTAAAAATGTATGTCTTGCAACAGCCTTACCCAAAACAGTTAAATCATAATCGATTAACTTCTTTATTTTTGAGTATTCATTCATTTTAAGAATAGTGTCAATAGCAACCTCCTCAGCAATCTCTATAGAAGGTTTATATTTTAACTGCATATATAATGAAAGCTCTTCATCATTCTCAGGCAACTCATCAGGATTAACATTAAAGGCATCAATACCAAATTGATCTTTTGTCATCTGTAAGAAATCTTTAGCTATCATGTCAGCCTCAATCATATCTTGAAATATGTTTTTCTTTTCAGCAGACATAACATCTTGAGATTCAGCTTTAATTGTAAAAAGCCTATCATTCATTCCGTTGACAACAATATCAACAAACTTAGGTATAATAGGAATTGGAGTCCAGTCTAAATTTAACATAGACATATCTCCATTTACTGATAACTCATCCTTATATTTTTGTACAGGTTGTTCACCTCTTGCGTATAATCTTAAACGATGGAATTCACCCCATTGATCATAGAACCGACATGTATTTGCTTTACGTTTAAACCACTCACCCTCAATAGACTTGGCTACCTTTAATCCATACTCGGTAGTTGACTTTTCCTCGTCACTAGCCATTTGATTTGGAAATGGTGATTGATAAATTACAACTGATAATTTCTCCATTATTTTAGTATTTCGCTTCTAATTCCACGATTGTCGTATTTTACAAATTTAATACTTATTTTCGATTCTTTTTTCTCTGTTTCAAATAAATGCTTACGTGTAGCCATTATAGCTAGACCTGAGCTAATAGAAGCATCATGTTTTGTTCTATTATTTGGATCAAATCTAGCCCAATCTTCTAAAGTCTTTGTAAAATACATAGATCCCATACAGTCAGGATCTCTATAAGTTCCCTCAGTATCAAGACCCACATACTCCTCAATATATGTCTCAATTGCTGACGCATGTGCCTGCCTTACGTCTTCAGATGAGTTAGGTATACCACCTATCTCTATCTCAGTCTTAGACAGCTTTGTCTTATGCTTGTCAGGTCTATTCATTGAGTAAGCCCTATATCCTCTGTTCTTAAAATGATACAACAACCTAGCCTTATTGTTCTCAGCTAATAATGGCATACCATAAAAAATACAAGCCATTAAAACATCTTCAAAAAATATCTCAGCGGTCTGCGGCCTTGCTATATATTCTAAAAAGAACTCATTCGTTGGTGCTTCCTCCATATGAAACTTAGTCATACCATGTAACGCACCATTAGAACCTCCTCCACCAACAACTCCTGATATGTCATAAGGGTCACACCCAAAAGCACCCATGTGCTCATTACCAGGATACTTTTTACCACCTCTTGTTATAACTCTATTTCTCAGTTGCTGATTTGGAATCCAAGATACTAAAAATCTACCATTCTTATCAGGTGTCCAGACTACCTCACTATCTAACTTACCATTCTTCCAATGGAAATAACCTCTTGTTAAAACGTGATCCTTAATCAACGAATCATTGTAGTCAATCTGTTGGTATATCTTTGTCAAGTTAAATACTGACTGTTTTGATTCATCCCTAAATGCATGTGATTCAGTTCTAGGAAACTGTCTGTAAAATTCATTCAATGCATCTGAGTCACTTTTTAATGCAGCAACCTCATTATTCCACCAAGTAATAACTCCTTGAGATATCATCTCTCCATCAATACCCTTTACTGGTTTATCAGGATCTTCAAATACAGGCCAACCATATTCATCTATATACCCCTCAATATTCCACTCCATTGGTATAAATAAAGAATATAATCCACTTTTAGTTTGTCCATTGGCGGACTTTGATGTTGGATTACTATCGTTGTATAACTTCTTAAAGTTCTCTCCACCCTTTGACAATGCATTTGATGTAGAACCCATCATACACTTACCAACTATCTTACTACCTAATCTAAGACATGTCTTTGTTACTCTCCAGTTATTTAATATATTCTCAGGCTTCTCCCATTTTCCACTTTCGTCATGAACAAGCATTAATAACTTCTCACCGTCATAACTGTTGTCAGCTGTGTTCTTCCAGTCAATTGTTGTATCAAGTCCATCAATATCATCTTGATTCTCCTGATCCATATTCTTACGAGTAATCTTACTAGCAGGAACACGAAACGCTAACTCAGTCTTTGGATTGTCCATACCATCCTGAATTGGCTTGAAGAAAAATGGATAGTTTCTTACAATTGGAACAACCTTATCAGTAAACATTTTCTTGGCATCAGATCCTGTCTTTGATAGTATACCAATCCTAGAATCTCTAACTATTGTTCCTGTATTACTTATCTCAGAACTAGACATAAATGAGAAACCAGAACGCCTGTTCTTTAGGTAACACATACCAAATGACTTATTGTCAGCTTTGCATGCTTCCCAATAAATATAGAATATCCTATTTGATTCTCGGAAGTCAGGTAGACCAATATCAATCTTTGTCCATTGCAAATACATATAATGCGTTCCTGTTATATAAGTAGGAACACTATTATTCATAAACCAATAACCATTCTCCCTTTTGTCAAACTCACCTTCAATTAAGTCAACATACTTTGATTTAAAAGCATTGTCTCTTCTATTCCAATCAAATATTGTCTTTATCTTTTGAAGTTCTGATGGATATTCTTGTGGCTTCCACTTATTATCGAAACTTGCAATTTTTTCAGGTTTTGATGGTATAGCTATCTTTACACTATTAATCTCATATATCTCGCCAATAGTTCCATCCTTTGATATAACTACCAAATCATATTTTGGATCATAGCCATACTCCCAAGATTTATTTCTATTCTTAGTTAGTATTACATTTTTTGCAATATAATCATCAAGTATTTTGTAAAGATTATTTTCCATTTATATATGCTTTTGCAAAAAGTATTTAATGTTACTTCTTTTTAGCTCTTCCTTCTGCGAATCCTCCTGTGCCAGCAGTTACTGTAGTTACAATGTTATTACTTTTGTTCTCCTCCTCCTCAATCTTTTGCAACATATTTAAAGCATCCTCAAATGCCAGCCTTTTAGCTGACGCTGCGTTCTTTAACTTATCAGCAGATATGTCATCCTCAGATCGAGTAATAATAGGTTCTTTTAATACCTTTATTAACTCATCAATTGCAATTTTAGCGGCCTCAAGTATTTCTATTTTTTTAGACATATATTCCGATTATACATTCTATAAAGAATCTCGTTATTAATTCTAAACTCATACTCACTATCTGGAGTAAATGACACAATATCACCAACCTCTACTTCACCAAATTCATCATTCTTAAAAACCAATTCACCCCACAAATCCTCAAGTCCATTTATCGGACTGAATATTTTATCCTCAGATGGAATAGGTCTAATAAAAACAAATGGAGATGGTGCACTCCAAAGGTTTTTATCTTTGGAGTATAGATACACTTGCTCAGGTTCAACTATAAATAGGTCATCCTTTAAATGATGCCAACTACTCTTCTGTCTGCCTCGCATATCATAGTAAAACTTAAAAACATTGTGATGCACTACCACAATGTCTTTAGGTGCTATTGGCCCATTATAATAAATTGGAACAGATACTACTTCTGCAAATCTATTTGATACAGTATGATCTTCTTGGGAGGCACTTACAATGAACTCAGTTTGTCCGTAAGTTCTTATGTTGTCATACCTCCTACCATCAATTGGCTTGATGATAAAACAGTATGGTGATTTCATTAGAAATTTATATTAAATTCAATTGATACAGGCACATTATTTGAAAACTCTTTCCATAGAGTAATCTCATCATCCTTAATTATATATAGCTTTACTCCGTCCTCATTTCTTATAATTTGATAGATAGAATAACTCTTATCAAGAACTTCCTGACCAACAGTGTAGTTCATTGACTTCATATAGTCAGGACCAACCGATATCTTTCTAATTATATTCACCTGTCTGTAGATTGATAGTAATGTCACCATACTTAGCAACAATCTCTTCTTGATACTTTGCTAAATCATGGGCAGCTATTTCTAAATTAGCTAACGTTGATTTCTTTTTGCTTTTAAGTCTTTCGAATGAAAGCTCAATGTCAGCAACCTCAAATTTTAAATCTCTAAAACTTCGGTTTAGCTCTGTCAATTTAGACAGTTCATCTTGTTCAATTTTTTTCATTTTATTAAATTTTATATTGCAAATATAGCAATTATATGCTAAATTTTCTTACTGCGCGAACGTAATTTGTAGCTGATTTTCCAAATGAATTCATATAAATTGAATTTTGTATCGTAAAGCCATAAGCATTAACTGAAGTATTTTCAGTGCTACTCCAATAATTTACGTTAGTTTGTACTTGTGTAGATCCACTTACATCAACTAGAGTCTTATTAATATTAAATCTATTAATCCAAATTAAATTAAGCTCATCCATTGACGGTAAGTACCAATCATTTTTTCCTAATGATGTAAGATCTAGACAAGTCTTTGCCGCACCACTAGTAAATCCAGATTGAGCTACAATAGCATTACTATTTGATAAACCATCCCAAGTGCTTTGAGCTGATACACCAATTAAAGTAGATGCAACATTACTATATGCTTGTGCAGTGCTTTGATCTGTTATTGAAATAACAAGGTAATTTTGAGTTGATCCATCTAAATATCTATGAAAGATAACTCCACCTTCATCCTCAACATACTCACCTATTTCATAAGTAAATACATTATTACTTACATTAGTCATGTCAAATTGAACTTGATCACCACTTGAATCACTTCCAAATAGTTTATCACCTGCTTCAGGTGTCTTAACTGGATAATTATTTACTTTCATCTGCCTTGTCCTTTATATTGTTTTTTATAATTCTTAGAGCTCTTAGTCTTAGAGGTCTTTGTCTTAGCATGAACACCTGGTCTACTTACCTTTGGCTTTGCTATAAATGATGATATATCCTTCTGCTTTTTCATTACAAGCTCTTTAACATCTCAATTACTCGCGGACATGGATACATGTCAGACTTGTCAGTCCTAACTGAATTGTGAGTG